GAACTTTTCAACTGACCAACGGCCATCAGCATCTGTTGACAAGTCAAAGATACCGTTAACGGCTGTGTTGTCTGTAGAAGCACCAGTCTTAGCTTGTGAGTTGATTGTACGAATAACTTCACGGTTGATCTCAGCCAAGATCTCAGTAGACAGAATGTTAGCAAGTTCTGTCTCAGCATCCAAACCGTGGATCGCTTTCAAGTCTTGAGCAAGTTCAAGTGAGTATTCCGCCTTCAACGCACGAGACTTAGCAGTAACAGTTGCTTTCTCGATTGTGAAGCCCATTTCTGCAAACGGCCGGTTACCTGATGAACCCAAAGCTTCAGCATCGCCTGTAGGCATTGGACGACCAGTGATATCAGTCAAACGTGCGTCATCAGCAGTTGAGTCTGAATCAAGGTTAGCCGCATCCAAACCAGAAGCAGTTGAAGAGTCGTGAGCACCAGCTCCAGTAGAGTCACCAGAGAAGAACGTTTCAGCTTCGTTAAACAATGCTTCACGTGAACCTGTTGAACCAGCGCCGTAGCGTGACTTCATAGCGAAGATCAAGCCAGTAGGACCAGACATAGGCTGAACACCACATACGTCGTAAGCCATCAGGTTAGGCATAGCACGACGAACGAGAGCGATCAGAACTGGGTTCCAGTTTGAAGCAGAAGTAGTAGCGTTACCAGGTGCAGCTTCAGTTAGCACTTGATGTTGAGCAGCTTCTTCAGCGAAAGCGCGCTCTTGGTTTTCTAGAATCGCAGCAGTAACAGCTTTACGGTGCGAATCTGTGATCTTACCAGCAGCCTCGTTATCGAGTACTGGAGACCATTTTTCGATCAAACGATCATATGATTCCATCATTGGGAATACTCCTTATTATTTTGAGGTTTTTTCTAGAGCCTTGAGGTACATATCCATTGAACCTGAAGTGATGACTGGACTGTCACCGTCTTCTGCTTCAACGTATGCAGCTTCTGTGGACTCAGTAAATTCTTTCTTGAAGTATGAATCTCTGATAGTTCCAACTTTCTCAGCGAAAGTCTCTTCATCTTCGAAATCAACATCTTCAACCAAAGATTTTAGCTTCTCTACCTGAGTCTCAGCAAGGCCACGTGCGGATTCGCGAATGATGAAATCACGCTTGTAGACTTCCAACTCTTCAGATAGCTCGATAGCTTTAGCAGTTGTAGCATTCAGAGACTCTTCGAGCTCTTCAACTGTATCTGCCAAATCATCAACGAGGTCGACTTTAGACTCAGGTACTTCGATGTAGTTTTCTTCAAACAGACCCTTAAGGTTTGTCATGAAGTTTTCTGCGATCTCTGCACGTAAGCCAGACTGGATAGCGACTCTGTTGTCTTCCATCCATTGTTCAACTACGTAGTTGAGGTATGAATCGACTTTCTCAACCATATCAGCTCGAGTAGAAGCGATCTCTTCGGAAAGTTCTTCTTCATACTTAGCTTCTAGGCGATCGATCTCTTCAGACAGCTTAGACTTAATAGCTGCTTCAAAGATTGTTGCTGCCTTACCCTTGAACTCTTCAGACAAAGTAGCTTCATCTTGAATCAAAGCGTTAAGGTCTTGAGAAAAGTCAGCTTGATAGTTCAGTTCAGGTGCTTCTGAAATAGATCCTTCTCCCTCATCCCAGTCTTCCTTCATAAGACCGTTCAAGACTCCAGCAATTTGCTCTTTCTTCATGCCGGATACTTTAGAGTATACTGCATTCATAAGACCAGCTTTTGTCTTAGGCATTGGATCCTGCTGAGTGTTGTCACCTTTACGTGCAGGAGCACGCTTGACGGCATCATCAGCTTTTTCTACAGAGGCTACTGACTGTGCTTCAGCATTCTTAGGATCATGAGCTTCTTCCACGACTTCGTCTTCGTTCTCAACGTCATCGTGGAGCTCAATCTCTTGATCTTCAGTATATTGATCAGTCATAATTGACTCCTATTATTTTGATTTGAGTAACGAGAGGAAATTCTTAAACTCACGAACTTGAACCTCATAAAGGTCTTTGCGCGGAGCTCTTTTAATTTCAGTCTCCATTCTTTCAATTGTTTGAGCTTCAATGATACCGTTGTTCCATACCCATTCTACACCTTCCATAACACCATTGACAAATGCATTTGGAGCAGATGGATCTTGAACGATATCGACTGCGTTTAGTAGGTAATCGTCTCCGACAACCATACAGTCATTGTCTCGCTTCAAACTTCCCATACCACGAGTTGACACGCCAACCCTGACACCGCCATCGAGAAGACCCTCAACGATCTTACCCATAGGAGTATTCAGTATTGTCGCTTTTCCTACAACATCATTCCCTTTCCATTCAAG